TGTTTTTTTATACGGTTATTTGGCGAAATATCCTCCTGCCGTTCTGGAACCTCTCGATAAAATCCAATGCGATATCCCTGATTGTAATATTGAGGGAAGTTAACCTTCAGCACCTGATTCAAAGGTTCAGCACATATCTCATCTTCCGAGGTAAGACTCATGATATAGATAAGATAATTGTAGTAAGAGTCTGACCCGGACTTACTAATTATACCATCTTTACTAACAGCAGATATCGCTGCATCAAGACCTACTGAAGAGAGTAGCGCTTCTTCTGTACGCTTATCGTAAGATATTAAAGCTTCAATGTATTCCTTATACTTCAGATCAATAGTCTCTATCTTCCATGTCTGTTCATGCCCTTGCCCATCTGTGAAAGAGACGGTAGAATAAGCTTTCCCCTGATTATCTGCGCCACTCAAATAATCACTTATCTTGCGGAGTTCAAGTTTCATGTATTTAATCAGAGTAGATTCTCGATAATCTAATCCAATATCTATACCATTATAAGTAAGAGGATCTAATTTCTTAGCCTTTCGGGATTTATTCTCATCGCATAACTTAGCAATCTGACTGCGCTTAGAAGCCACCCATGCGTTAGGTATTATTACATGGATCTTCGCAGCGATTGAATTCTTTAAGAAGGAATTGATATACTTCGCTGTCTCGTTACTACCTTGTATGTAAGGTCGTGCGCCCTGGTGTGTTTCGTTCACACCGTAAAACTCATCTACACTACGTTCTCTATGATGGGATATTGCAACATTATTATACTTATCAACCTGCGAGAGATTAAACTTCGGATAGATTTTATAGCTTCCAATTCCATATCCCCAACGACCGTAAGCAATATAGTTAAAGTCACTGTAAGTTGTCAACTGACTTGCGACATCAGTACGATCTGTAGCAAGTCTGCAATATCTGTTATCAAGAATTTCAAGACCAGCGACAGGCATCATGCCTAGTCTCTTGCCACGAGAGAACCGCCACTTAACAAATACATCTCTAAAGTAATAGTAGTTCTTAATGCAAGCCTTAGCGAATTCCTGTACAGAACATTCTATACCTCTGTCCTGCCAACTATTAAGCCAGTCTGATATCGCAGGTATCTTCTCATACTCTCTCTTTAATTTACCGTCTACTATATTCTCACGGAATACTGCAGGACCATGACCATATAGCATTTTAATTTCCTTGTCGTATAATCTAGGAAGGAGACGGTTCTGCTTGATGTCACGAGTAACTTCATCGACCAATGCATTATTATGACCACGACAACAAACCTGATATCCTGCAACACCAAGATATGTATGCTCGTGCAATGGCATCATACTACCATTCGTAGGTATCATTAGACCAGGACTGTCAAAGATCTGTTGACCTTCGCCCATTTGAAATGAGATAACGTTTCCATCATTTAGATAGCAACCTGCATTACCTCTAACCTCTATACTATCTTTCATAACCAATTTATCTTATGTAGTTTATATCCATCTTGCGGAAAGCCCATGTATCTGATTAGGATACGATAACACATCTTTGGTTCTCCGTTCTCGTCCTCGAAAAGAAAGTAGTTCTCTGAGTCAACCGAGTAGCGTTCGCGAGGCAACTGTGTTCTGTATTTGCAGTGCACTTTTACCACGAGTTTATCAGATGCTACCTGCTGAGTTCGGTTGTACTGAAAAAAGACGACAGTAAAGTAACCATCAGGCAACTTACTTATCTCTCTTGCCCATTGCATTGCATTAGTGCCATCCATTTCATCAACCGTCTTTTTCATAATGCGAATTTATATATAATGTGAGGGAAGGCAAAGGACCAAAGTGCCCTAACGTCATATTTCCGTCGATCTTTCGATTTGCACCTCATATCCATTATTCAGCGGTGCGTGCTCATTTCCGTGAGGTGCTTTTTTTGTTTTTGCCAGCCAAACAACCTAAAGTGCTAGCTAACAGCCACTTATGTTTTTAACCTATGTAAATAGGGGCAATTATTAGCAATAATCACATACTTTTTAGGTCATTATCTATATTTATATACGTCACATTGATAAGTTTTCAGGTAAGTTGTCAGGAATTGATGATAATTCATTCTTGGCGAGGTCACTATATAAGCCATAAAGTAGATATATCATGGCACTCGGCAACTGCGTTGTTAGTCCTGCTTGTTTTCGCAAAGGTTCTTTGCGCTCCGAACTTTTATCAAGCGCTATGCTTCCATTTTTTTTAACGAGTGGAGATATTAATATCGCTGAACATAAGTTTTTACATTCGTTCTCATCAATTCGTATAATCGGAAGATAACTACGGCTACCATTATTGAACAGAAGTTGACACAATTTAAATTGTTGCCAATAGTAAATTGTTCCTTGCCCCTCATTATGTAGGATAACCAAAAAACCATAAGACTCAAGCGCATGTTGCAGCGCACGACTATCGGTTGTTATCTGCTCTAGTTCTTCACGCTTCTTATTACCTGCACGGTCTGGATAAAGATGTATCATCCGATTAGTAGCGTCACTTCCAAAAAAGTCAAAGAATTGTTTAGCAAGACTATCCTGCTCATCTGGTAAGCAAGCCCAGAACTCTTTAATTATATCGAGCCTTTGTCCAAAATCTTTCTTTTGTGCACAAATAATAGAAGAGAATGCACCAGGGTCATAGCCGATATAAATAGGTTCGCTCTTATCATAGTGCTTTAGATAAAAAGCACTTAAAGTAAATTGGTCTTTCAAATCAAACTTCAATATAGAATCGTATAGATAACTATCTTTGAATGTGTGAATTTCTTTGTCGTATGTAGAAAAAAACTTATTAGTAACTTCCTTACGCCTAATTGAACAAATAGCAGTAAGGAACTCATCAACATCAAGTGTATCTAACTGTGTTTTGAAAAATTTAGGTCCTAAAATATCTTTATTCGCAAAAGATGATGCACGTATATAATATATAGAATTACGACGCATATCCGCTAGTCTTGGCTTCCACAGATCGATAGTATGCTGTAGTTTTGCCATTTCAATTCTGATTTCATCAAGAGCAACAGGGTTCTTGGTTTGCTTAAGCTCTGATTTAAGCTTATATAGCATGTAGATAGACTTATTCAGTGACAAAGATACGGTCGCAATTTCTTCCACAAGCCGTGCGTCCATAGTATTTTCATATTCTTCAAACCAATTGTCTTCACCTAAATCAACACGTGCGGTATCACTAACACCCGTAATACCTTCATAATAAGCAGATTGGCGAATACTAGCACTACCACCACGAAGAGAAGGGAATAATCGTGTTTTCAATTTCTCGCCACGGTTGTGCTTCATCTCTTCGATAAAGGCATGCACCGCATTACGACCAGCAACAGACTCAGGTTGGTCTGAACTAACAAACTGCAAGTGATGTCCGTTCCTGAATACAACAGAGTGCTTTGGATATGATATAGGATATCTAGGTAGGCGAAAATGCGATGGTAGTTTTGTTTCCCCAACCACATAATCAATACCATACTGCAGAAGCGGTCGTTGCTGCCCATTAACCATCACTGGTTGTGCAAACGATGCCTGAATATTTGGAAAGACATTAGTCAGCAAAGCGACATAAGTCTTGTGTACAAGAAAAGAAAGTTCACCAGGCATATCATTGGCTACTCTGATAATACGAGGTGTCATAACGCCCTCAGTCTTACCAGTTGCACGTGCCCATTCCGCTATTAATATGTTAGAATCAACAACATTAGCAAGAATCTGCACAGCATTCATATAGAATCTTTCAAAATCTTCGGAATTATCCATTTTCAATATCGTTTATTATTTGTGCATCTTCGATATCAGCATCACGTAGAAGTCTCTTTTTCTCAGACGATTCTATCGGAAGATTGTTAATAAGTGTTATATAAAAACCTTGATTGTTTTTCGTTGCGATTTCTTTCATCGATTTTTTAGTGAAGCCCAAATCCTCGGGTTGTATCTCAGGAGAGATCAGGAATGTAACTCCAAGGTCTTTGTCAGCTTCGGCAATTTCGCTTGAGCGACGTCGACATTCTAGGGCTGCATCATAACAGGACTTCATGTGTATCAGCATCTCCAACGTCTGCAATGTGTCCTATCATAGCCATACTTGCTAG